GCGTTCGTCCCCTAGGCGATGTGCGAGTCCGCCGGGAAGCCCGAAAGAAGCCCGAACAACCGCAAGAAAGGAAATGGGAGGTGTTGACATGAACACGCAGAAAGTATTGCTTGGTGCGCTGCTGGCGCAACCAGACCTCGCGCCGTATTCTTTGCCGGATCTGGATGTGGAACATTTTGCACCAGATGTGCAGCCTGTATTCGCCGCCGTGTCTGGCTTCTGGAACTCAACCGGAATGTTGGATGCTGTGCAGATCTGCGCACGGTATCCCGACCGGAAAGCGGCCATCATGAGTTGTTTTGATGAATGGACAGCCGAATGTGTCCGTGCAACCCGCTCCAACGTGGAGAAGTGGACACAAATCATCTTGGAGGAGGCAGCATTGACCAAGTTTCAGAGTTTGGCTCTCCAAGTTGGCAGCAGTCTGACCACCTTTGCAGACCTACCCGACCTGTATAGCAAGATGGGTGAAGCCTTGACCCTTGACCGGGAAGAACAGGACTTCAAGCCAATCGGGGAACTGGTAGACACCTACATTCGCAAACTGGATGAAAAGCCGCGGTATCTCCCCAGCGGCATCTCTGTACTGGACAAGAACCTACACCTTTCACCCGGCAATCTGTTCATCATCGGTGGGCGACCCAGTGCCGGCAAAACAGCCTTGTCCCTGCAAATCGCTTGCGAACAAGCCCGGCGGGGCTTACGCGTGTGTTATTTCAGCCTTGAAACCGACCCGGATACCCTGACCGCCCGCATTATTGCGAACCGTCTGGCGGTCCCACTGGCCGATGTAAAAGCTAAGACCGTTCCACAGTCTGACCTTGATAGTCTTGCAGATCTGCACAAGCTGCCGCTGTTCATCCGTTCAGCCTCTGGAAAGGGCGTTGGCTGGATAAAGGCTCAGGCACAGCGGATGAAAGCGCAGGTTATTTTCATTGACTATTTGCAGCTGCTGACCACCAGCAAGGCAAAAGACCGATACCAGCAAATCACCAGCATCTCCATTGCCCTGCATGAGCTGGCTCAGACCACAGGAATCCTTGTGATAGCTCTTGCCCAGCTGAACCGCAATGCGGCACACACATCCCCCAGCACCGCCGATCTGAAGGAATCCGGCCAGCTGGAGCAGGATGCAGACGCTATTTTGCTCCTGTCTGGTGATGAAGCGAAATACCAAGCCATCCTCGCAAAAAATAAAGAGGGGCGCGTCGGCGAAATCCCTCTGACCTTCGACAAGCCCCGCCAGCGCTTTCTCGCCGTCACGAGTGAACTGGAAAGGAGATGAACACACATGAAGCACAGTCAGAACAAACCGCGCCGCCGGGAACCGTATCACTATGACGCAAGCGGTGCACAGTATATCGCCTGCATCGAAACCGCCTTGCAGCACGGCCAGAGCATCCCGGTGCACGTTTTGCAGCTGGTCTACCATATGCTGCTGCCGTACATGCACAACTAAGCCGCTTACCACACTCAACAACAGGAGGCACAGATGAATACCAACATTCATGTCAACGTGAACGAGATCCCGCCGGAGGTCGCAGAGCGAATCGGCTGCGCATTCCTCGGATTCCACAAGCGTTTCCAGCAAAGCCCGGAACTCATGGCCGAATTAGAGGCATACCGAGCCGCACGCCATCCGAACCATAAAGGCAGCGAGAGCGAGGCAACCACATGAGCAATCCCAATTCCGGCACGCCACAGCAGCCCGGCAACGCCCCACCGCAGGGTATCACACAAGAGTATGTTGCACAGTTGGTCGTTGCCTTTATGCAGCTGTACGCTTGTATCCTCGCTCTGCCCGGCGGGTATGAGGCTCTGCAAGCCGCCCAAGATATCATCACCTCGGACGCAAAACGGCCGGCAAACAGCATCGTCTTTCCGTTCCGGCAAACAAAGGGCAGACCATAGGGCAAAACAAAAGGCCGCCATGCAAGCAGCGAACTCGCAAGGCAGCCAAGCGGGAGCGATTGACAGACCACATCCCGCAGCCATTCTATCACACCCGGCAGCCCACCTCAAGCCCTGCGCTCCTCAAGGTACTGTGAACGGGCACCCTAGCCCTTAGCGGGCTCGTCGACCCCGAATCTCACTCAGTTAGAGTACGAAAATTTTGGCATTTCGTTACGCCATTCTAGTGCAATCTGTATACCATAATGCTAGGAGGCAAACTATGGACAACGATATTCGCATTCACCTCGATGAGATTTCACCAGAGGACACTGCCAGACTTGCACGAGGCTGCAAACAGTTATATCTCAAGATCATGGCTATGCCGGATGGCGAGGCCAAGCTGGACGCAGCATGGGCCGCCTACCAGCAGAGAAAGGAAGGGGGTGAGCCCCAAAAGGATTCTGACCGCACTCCCTGATAGAATTATGCCCCTCGCCGTTCTTGCCGCGGTGAGGGGCATAATTGCACCCGCCGGGTGCAGCACAATCGAATATGGCAAGAGAAAGGGATTTTATGGCTCTAAAAGAATGGGTGCTGCAATTCAATCTTGCCGCCAAACAGGACAGCAACTTCTCCAGCACCTTCAAGGCTGCACAGTCGGCTCTCGTGGAAACGCAGAACAGGATCCAGCAGCTGAACAAGGTACAGTCCGACATAACTGCGTACCAGAAGCAGCAGCAGGCCGTTGACTCCACCAAGCAGCGACTGGCCGTCTTGCAGCAGCAGTACGATAATATCCAGAAAGAGATTCAGGAGACCGAGGGCTATTCCTCTGCGCTGGAAAACAAGCTGATTTCCAAGCAGGCGCAGATCGATAAGACCACGACCTCACTGCACACCTATGAGCAGCGTCTGGCTGCCACCGGGAACACTCTGCGGGAAGCTGGCGTGGACACCACTCAGCTGACGGCAGAAACCACTCGGCTGGAAACCGAGGTCGATAAGCTGAAAGACCAGCAGGTTGACCTCAAAAAGACCATGGACGAGGCCGGAGAGGGCGCAAAGGGCTTCGGCGAGAAATCTGTCGAAGCCCTCGATGCCGTTGAATCTGTGCTTGCCACGGCTGGCATCGCAAAAGCCCTCGGCGAAATCAAAGACGCATACATGGACTGCATCAATACCGCAGGTGATTTTGAAGCATCCATGAGCAACGTCGAAGCCCTGTCCGGCGCATCCGGCGATGAACTGGAAGCCCTGTCCGACAAGGCCAAGGAGATGGGCGCAACCACCAAGTTCACCGCCGGTGAATCTGCGGACGCTCTGTCTTACATGGCTCTGGCCGGCTGGAACACCCAGTCTATGCTGGAGGGCATCAGCCCGGTGCTGAATTTGGCTGCTGCCGCCAACATGGACCTGGCGCAGGCATCGGATATTGTCACCGACTATCTGACCGCCTTTGGTCTGAAAGCCTCTGACACCACTCACTTTGTCGATGTGATGGCCTACGCTATGGCTCACTCCAACACGGACGTGATCCAGCTTGGCGAGGCATACAAGGCGTGTGCGTCTACCGCCACCTCCCTTGGCTACTCTGTCGAGGAGACAACCGCAGTTCTGGCTACCATGGCCAATGCCGGCGTTAAGGGCGGCGAGGCTGGCACAGCCCTGAACGCCATCTTCACTCGCCTTGCCACCAACACGAAAAAGTGCGGTGACGAGCTGGCGAACTACGGCGTGAACATCTACGATGCACAGGGCAATATGCAGTCCCTGTCCAGCATCCTTACAGGGATTGCCGGGGTCTGGGGTGACCTGACCGACCAAGAGCAGGCCAACCTTGCCAAGACCATCGCTGGCACGAACCAGTATTCCAAGCTGCAAACCATCATGGCCGGATGCAGCGAGGCTGCCGCCGAGGGCGGGCAGTCGTTCTCCGACTACACCGCAGCCCTGAACAACTGCGCCGAGTCTGCCGATAAGATGGCGGGCACCATGCTCGACAACATGAACGGCAGGCTGGTTCTGATGCAGTCTGCCGCTGACGGCCTAAAAATCGCCATCGGCGAGGATTTGACTCCCACCATGTCCGGCCTGTACGATGTTGGCGCGCAGGTTCTGGGCTGGATGCAGGGCTTTGTAGAAGAAAACCCCGGCGTGATCAAGGGCATTGCCGCCGG